AGGGGAACTTGTTTTCTTCGAGGAGGCTGGGGCATTCCCAGAACTTCTTAACGCCTGGAACATGGCCATGCCGACCATGAGGCAAGGATCAAAGACACTTGGGACAATGATCGCTTTCGGTACCGGTGGTACTGAGGGCACGGGCTTTGAGTCACTTGACGAACTGTTCTATCATCCTGATTCGTATGACTGCCTTGCATTCGACAACATTTGGAGCGAAACATCATTCGGTACAAAGTGTGGATTCTTTGTTCCGATCTACGACATTCTTGATGGATTCATCGACAAGGATGGAAACTCACTTGTAGAGGATGCAAAAGAATTTGAAATTGGCGAAAGGGAAAAGAAAAGACAAGGAAATGATCCGAAATCTTACGACAAGTACCTGGCCGAACATCCATTCACGCCAGAAGAGGCAACGCTTCAAACAACAGTAAATCTGTTCAATCAGGCGAACATAAAGCAACAGCTTGACAGGGTAAAGGCTTTTGACCTGCAAACACTTGGAGTTCCAGGAGAACTTTCCAAGACCGATTCCGGAATACAGTTCAAAGCAAACTGGGATCTAAAACCGATAGAAAGGTTTCCTCACAGAAGTGAGGATGATCTTTCAGGTTGTGTAATGATCTATGAAGCGCCTCAGAAAGTGAATGGATCGGTCCCTGATTTCATGTACTTCATATGCCATGACCCTTACGCGCACGACAAATCATCATCGAACTCTCTTGGGGCAGCATACGTGATAAAAAGGCCGAACAGAATATCTCAGCCTGACGACATGATAGTTGCATCTTACATAGGAAGGCCAGCAACACAGGACGAATACAACAGCAACCTTTTTATGTTGAGCGTGTACTATAATGCAAAGATCGGATTCGAGAATGATCGTGGTGACGTTATAGGATATGCAAAAAGATTCCGACTTTTGCATAGACTTCAGCCTGAATTTGAAATGCTTCAGAACAAGGACCTGCAGTCAAAGACGGTGCAGCGTGGATTCGGAATGCATATGACCGATGCAAGAAAGCACCAAGGAGAACTTTACCTGAGGGATTGGCTTGACACCCCTCGGGGAAGGACGGTGGATGACAGTTTCACATTGAACGTGAACAAGATATACGACAAGGCACTTTTGGAAGAACTCTTGAAGTTCAATCACAAGGGCAACTTTGACAGGGTAATGGCATTGATCGTGGGCATGTACATGTTCGGAGAGATGCACAATAACATGGTCAGAGAAACGAATAAAAGTCCTCACAGTGACTGGTTCGACAGAGTTTACAATGGAAACTTCAACGAGCTTGACCTGGAGGATGACAACGGGAAAGGGGTATCAACGATATGAACCATTGGCGGAGAAATGGTAACTTTGAAAACATTGACATTTGAAAGATGTACAGCAATATACCAGATCAACGGATACCGCTCGCCAAGAAGAACAAGGAATGGCAGAAGAACTGCATAGACGCATACTGCCAACTTGCGACAACGAATTACAATGACCGTAAACGAAGACTGAAACGTCTTTACGATTACTACAACGGTCTTATCGACATGGAGGACTACGATTACGTTCTTCGACCATACGGAAAAACAAGAACCAACTTCCCGTCAAAGATCAGGAACTATCCACTGATCAAGCCAACGATCGACATTCTTCTCGGGGAAAAGCAGAAAAGACCTTTCAATTACACCGTTTCCGTTCTCAACTCGTACGCAGTGGACAGAAAGGAAAAGGCAAAGAACGATCTCATACTGAAGACCATACAGGACTCATTGGTGAACACCATGAATGAAGCGGGTATAGGTGATAACATTGAAACAAACCCTGTTCCTGACTCAAAAGACCTGCAGGACATGTTCGAGAGATCGTATGTGGACAATATGGCCATACTTGGACAGAAAGGACTCAAGTACATCATTCAGGAACAGGATGTGCAAGAAAAAATGGATAAGGGGTTTTTTCATTGGCTTGTTGCAGGAGAGGTGTATTCGGAAAGAGTTGTGAGAAACAATGAAGTAGAGTACAACTTGATCAATCCATTGGACATCGATTACGATCTTGATCCTGATCTGGATTACGTAGAAGACTCGGACTGGGCCATCATTACTCAATACATGGGGCCCGCATCTATCATAAGAACCTGGGGAAGGCTTCTTGATAAGGATCAGACAAACGCGATCATGACAGAAACAAGTTATGATACGAACCTGCTTTTCTTTGAGGACAGGCGTGAAGATCATTTGCAGTCAAGATTGATAAAGGTCAGAAAGATATATTGGCAATCAATGAAAAGAGTGGGCTTCCTCACTTACGTTGACCCTACAACAGGAATGGAAGAGACAATGGAGGTGCCTGATGGATTCACGATACCTGCTGAAATGAAAAAGCTTGGAGCAAAGATCGAATGGGAATGGCATAATCAACCATGGCAGGCCATAAGGATACATGACGACATTGACATAGATGTAAGACCCGTAGAAGAATATCCGGGGTCTCCAGACAATCCTTCAAAGATCAAATTACCAGTGAACGGAAGAAGGTATTCGAACATCAACTCATCGAATATTTCACTTGTAATGCTCGGCGTTCCTTTCCAGATCAACTACAACATCTACAAATACCGTCTTGAGACAAGTATTGCAAGATCAAAGGATATAATTGCGCAGCTTGACATCAACCTGATCCCAAAGAAATGGGACATGGACAAGTTCATGTATTACGTAGAGGGAACCGGCATTGCATGGGTCGACTATGATAAAGAAGGCGTGAAACTGAGCCCGCAACATCAGACAGTGATGGATCTGAGCGTAAAGACCATCAGTCTGTACATAGAGCTCCTGAATCAAATAACCATGGAATGGGAAATGGTATCGGGAGTGAACAAACAGAGAAGAGGGGAGGTAGGTCAGTATCAGGGAAAGTCAATGGGTCAACAGGCCATTGTGCAGTCCTCATACATAACAGAGGATCTTTTCAAAAAGTATGGTAGGTTCGAACAGAGAGATCTTCAGGCTTTACTTGACATCTCTAAACATGCGTGGATAAACGGAAAAAAGGGAACTACAATACTTCCCGATGGAGCCGTAGATTACTTCACGATAGATCCAGATGAATGGAGAATGGCTGATCTTGGAGCTTTTGTAACAGACTCAACGAAAGAAGTTGAAAAGCTTAACGCTGCAAGAGAACTTGTGCAGGCATTCCTTCAAAATGGAGGACAGTTCTCCATGGCGCTCGAAACACTTGAATCTGACAACTTTGTTGAACTGAAACAGAAGATCCAGCAGGCGGAACAGGCAATGATGGAACTTCAGCAAGCACAAGGCCAGGCAGAGGTAGAGGCCGGTAATGCAGCACGTGAGTTTGAAATAAAGAAGCACGAAGACGAAATGATGTCGAAGGAATTGGACAGAAAGGTCGAGCAAGAAGAGGGAGAGCGTGACAGACAGAATCAGGTCAGACTGAAAGAAATGGAGATAGAGAACGACAGTTCAAGATCGAAGATCGAAAGAGAAATGACCATAAAGGAACGTCAACAGTCTGAGACGGAAAGATCGAACAGGACAAAAGAAATGCTTGACGGAAGAAAGCTTGACATAGAAAACAGAAAAGCAGCAGCTCAATCAAACAAAGATAGATCCAAATGACACCGTACGAAGTAATGAAGCGAGCTATAGACGAAGGATATGAAGGAAGCATATCTGAACTTATGCAGCAACAATTGATCGCAAATGACGCGATGATGTCTGCAGATGTGGCAACAACCCAAGAAGAAGCAGAAACAGGTCTTCTTGAAGGGCCACCGAGGTCAATGATAATACCGGGAGCTGAATCGATCACGACAGAAGGAATGGATTACCCGATAGACATTACAACGATAGACAGAGATACGGGAATGGTGAATGATCATATACCGAACGTACAGCCTGGGCAGTTGATAGAAACGGGAAAAGGAGTCGATGTACTCGAAACACCATCAATGATGACAGGTGGATATCTTTCTGAAAGAAGAAGAAAGATAGAGGAAATGAGATGTGGTGGTAAAAAAAGATCGAGATGAGAACACCAGATCAGATACTAAGGGAAATAA